AAATTCAATAAGCCTATTTGATCGGCAATCGACTACAGCCGGTAAGACGTATAAAGCAATATTCAAAATAACTGACCTTGCGCCTCGGTCAATTTTTATGAGGCCCGAAATAACCGAAATCAAATTAATGTTCAATTTTAACTCTAATTATGGCAGTTCAGGCGGAATTATATACTCTGCCATTCTCACGATCAACGAAATAGCCGTTATCGGTGAGCGATCAGTCAACATCCTCACCGGCAACATCTTTGCCAGTACCACCGGGGAAACGATAGCCAGTGATGGCGCAACATTTGCGAATACGGTATATAAGTCTTTTCAGCACATCATGGAGGATTACGACGGCATACCCAATGCCATGATCGATTACGGTGACTTGCCGGAGTCGAGAGACGAAGGAGAAGAACCGGGCTGGCCCGTTTCCCGGACCCTGACGGAGCAGAAAAATAGTAGGGATTATCTCAATGAACTATGTCAACACTCTTTCGTTGCCATGTTCAGTGGGAGAACGGGAATGCGCACCTTGCGTGCTCTTTCCGATGGTACGGGCTCGCTCAGTGCGAAATGGACGCATAACGGGTCAAATATCGTTGCCGGAACTCTTGGAGACTATGCGAAAACGGATGTATCGAGCCTGTTCAATTGCTTTTATCTGCAATACGCCTATGACCCGGGATCGCAACAGTATATCAGGGGATTCAATGTCAATTCGCTTCTGATAGGTTATACATCGGACGGAGTTACCCCGTGGGAATTTCCTGATGCGGCAACTCCTGATCCAGACGGCAGCGGCAACCCCTATTGGTGGGCATTCTTTTCGGGTCTGCAGGTATCGGCAACCGACCCGTCGGTTGGCCATGATGATGCCGCCTCGATCTGGAATCTCTGTCAGGCGGCTTATCTGCAGAATCGCTGTTCGAAACCGGTTCAGGGCGACATATCAGAGCTGCCTTGGTTCACGGATTCTCTTATTTACGATAGCAGCGATAGCAGCGGAAGCGGAGTAACGAGCCCGGCATACATGCTGCTGAAAATGCTTGCGACATGGGCGACTACGCAGAAGGAAACGGTGTCTTACTGCATTCCGATCACTGCCACAACCATTGCAACGGAAATGATCGATATTGTGGCGTTTTACGACAATCTCATAACAAATGCAAAAGAACGCGACGGCTGGATCACCGGCATAGAATATGATTGCAATAACGATCAAATAAAAATAACGCTTACACTGCAGCCTCTTGAACTGGTTGGAGCGTAGAAAGGAAGGGGACAACATGGCAGGAATTTCAGGAATACATTGGGATTCGGTAATTACTATCGTAATCACCGGAGCAACGGGAATAGCAACCGTTTACAGGTTCGTTATAAAAAAGGTGGAGGCGAAAATTATCACAAAAGCAGACCTCGCCGAACTTGCCAAAAAACTTCCGATCAATGGGAATAAATTTCTTTCCGCCGAAGACCTTGAAAATATATGCTCCTTTAAACACCAGGCAATGATCAAGCATATCGATAATGACAACCAACGAATCAACAAAATTGGAGATAGCCTTTCGGCCATAGCAGGCGATGTAGCGTATATCAAGGGAAGGATCGATGCGAAATGATCTACGTCTTAATGTCAATACTTTGTATTTACATGGCGGCGGTGGGTTTCGTGGAGGGCTGCAAAAACAGATGGCCCAGCCTTCCGCAGATTTCAGATAGCCGATACCACGAGGCGCGGACCATGGCAACGCTGGCGGTATTTCTACTGCTCTGCGTTGCTGCTCATGCGCTTTGGTGGCCGCTGGCGGCTTTCGTCTCCCTGAACGCCCTGTATAATCGCTGCCTGGTTAGGATTTCTCAGGGAAGCTGGACCGATATAAACCGGAATCAGGACGGAACACCGGCGACGTTTGCCATTTTTGGACGCCAGTTTTCTTATCCGTGGGGAACCACAGGAAAGCCGGAGTTGTTTTTTACATTCCCTGTTTTCGCTGGTATCGCAGGGGTTATATTTGCAATCACGTAATCGCAGGGTCGTCAAGCGGCAAGACAATGGGCTCATAACCCATCATCGCGGGTTCGACTCCCGCCCCTGCTATAAATTAGGAGAGGAGCGCGGCATAATGAACATTTCTAAGATTTACGAGCAGCTGAAAATTGACGAGGGTACCCGCAACGTTGTTTACATCGATACCACCGGTAACCCGACAGCCGGGACCGGGCACAAACTCATCGGGGCGGAGCTTACTGATTATCCCGTGGGTTCGACCGTGCCCGATGACGTGATTGAGGCGTGGTTCATGGCCGATGTTGCCCGCGCAATCGATGCCGCGGAAAAGGCGCCCGCAATCCCGTTTTACGGGCAACCGGACGGCGTACAGGATAGCCTCGTGAATATGGTCTACAACATGGGGCCGGGCGGCGTAGAGGGCTTCCCCCACTTCCTGGCGTGCCTCAGAGCGCATGATTACGCCGGGGCAGCTCATGAGCTGGAAACGAGCCTATGGGCAAAGCAGGTCGGCGATCGCGCGAAACGGATTATAGCGGCAATCGGAAGCGCGGCGGCGGTATGAAAAAACTGTCCTCATGGATGATTGATCTTTGGAACGCCGTTGACGGTCGAAAACGCGATATCGCTGGGCTTATCTCGGCCAATGCCATGATTTGGCTTGCGGCATGGTCCGTTCCCGCTACCCATTGGGTACATCGGCTGGTGACGTGTGTTTGCCCGCTGCTGCAGGCCGTGGCCACTGGACACGCGGCGATTAAGGGCGATTTACTAAGAAACAATTCAACAGGAGGGACACCATGATTAAGCCGAAGGTAATTCTTGCAATTCTCATCGGGGTATTCCTGTTCGCGTTCGGGCTGAGCTTTCGCTCGTGCGGGCACAAGGCCGCGGTACCTGCTCCGATTACCCATGAGACTACCAAATACGAAACGCTTCCCCGGCCGCCCCCTGTGATCGATACGTTTCCCAAGACCGTTTTGAAATGGAAACATGACACGGCCTGGATTGCGGCAACTGACAGCGGGAAAGCGAATGTAGCCATCGTATCTGCTTGCGAGGATTACGATACTACCACCAAAGCAGGGGCATATTGCTCTATTCACCAATGCTTTTTACTGCCTGATTCAGTGATTAAAAAGGCAGCGCAACCCCCAATATTCACATTGCGATTGCCTCCTCCGGTGGTCAAGGAAATTCTTGACACTACTTTTGTGACTAAACTTGTAAATAAACCCATCGACTGGAAATTCGAGCTACTCAAGGACGGCATTATTTGCGCCGGTGGCGTCTGGCTCGGTTCGAAGCTGTAGCCACCGGCTCTTAGGCAGGACAGGGGTTACTGCTTCAGGGCGAACACCGCACCCCTGCAACGAATTGCCCCATCTTCCACAATGTCAAACGGCTCAAACTTGTTAAAGTCACTGAGCCGCCTTTCGAAGGCCCCTGGGTGGTGGTTATTCCAACCCCAAAATGCAAAAACCATTTTCCAATCCTGAAAAATCTCTCAGGATATAGCATATTTTTAGATATACGGTATTGCCGGAATACTTTTTCTTTACAGGATCATACTCTTTAAACATAATCCCATCCCCCAGCCTTCCGGGGCTTTCTTAAGACGGGTCCTCAACTGGGTATGAGATATCTTCCGGGGTGGCTAAATTATGCCCGCCTAATTTCATTGTTGTGGGTTCACTATCCGCCTTGGTAAATTTCGGGGCCTTTTTAAAGGTTGCGCTTACTTGCCTTATAGGCGGCATTTCAATTGTTTTCCCTGAAAGCAGGTCTTCAATTGTAAGTAGCTGAATTTTGGGATACATCTTATTCCAGGTTTCCGATTCATAAAAGCCCGCCGTCACCGCTTCCGTTTTCATGGGTGCAGTAGGCTCCTGCATAGAGATAAGTACCCCCATAGCCGCCTTTTCGCGGTCTAATACCCCTTTCAGGTCCCGGACGTGCGCCGATCCTGTTTTTCCTGCCTTAACAGAAATTATTACACTTTCAAATACTCCCTTTTTATCACCTTGAAAAACAATACGCCCATCAATCCCCTTGTCCGCGCCTTTTTTCTGGTCGGCTGGGCGTGCCCCTACCTGCCCGAGAGCCCACCATTGAAATTGGTAGGGGTCTGATTCTGCCAATCTTTGCGCGTCTGCTATACTAACAGGCTCTCCAATTACTTCAAATTCGGTTGCCTTTTCAAAGGAATCCTTCAATCGGTTTTTAATCAGATTTATAGCCAAATGTGTTATATCTATCCCGATCCAAGTTCTTCCAAGCTTTTGCGCCGCCGAAATTGTTGTCCCGCACCCACAAAAAGGGTCAAGGACTATCTCTCCGGGTTTACTACTGGCACCAATAATACGCTCAAGTAGCGCTTCTGGCTTTTGGGTAGGATAACCTAACCTTTCATTAGCACTTGGATTAATGGCTTGTATATCTGTCCAAACATCCATAGGGGTTAAGCCTTCATCAAGATACCACCGATATAGTTTGCCACTTTTACGGGGAGAAAAATCTTCATAATATTCTCTTTTATTTTCGTCAATACCATACCGAAGATGTGCAGTCCCTATTTTTCTTGGAATTGATATTTCTTTTCTGTTAAATATATATTGATCTGTTTTCGAATACCAAAAGATGGTATCATGTTTTTTTAAAAAGGTTGATTTCCCTTTACCACCTGTATTATAATGCCATATTATTTCATTTCTAAAATTCTTTGCGCCGAATATTGCGTCCATAAGCATTTTTAAATAATGGCTTGCCGTAGGGTCACAATGCAGATATATACTGCCGGTTGGCTTTAGCACCCGCCGAAGCTCTATTAATCGGGGTGCCATCATTACAAGATACGCCAGCATATCGCATTCTCCTAAAAATTTTCGGAATGCTTGCAAGCAATCGGCAACCCGTCCGCCCGTAAGAACTATTTCAGCAAAAACAGCTTCCCCTTCCTGGTTCCAAGTCCATGTATCGGAAAAGGCTTGTATCTGGCTTGCTGCTTTGCTTCCGTCTTTTTCCGCAAAAAGTACATTGTAATTTGTGTTGGAATTGAAAGGCGGATCGAGGTATTCAAGGTCTACAGATTCGTCTTCGATATAGCTCCGTAGAATTTCGAGGTTATCGCCGTAGTATAGTTGGTTTTTCATGAATGATAAAATACGAAAAATCCTGGTATATGATGCGGTTTTTTTCTTCACCGTAACTATTTGATTTTCATGGAAATATAAAAATGGCTTGCAAACATACCCGCTGTTTATGCAAACATACCCGCTGTTTATGCAAACATACCCGCTGTTTTGTGCAAACATACCCGCTGTTTATGCAAACATACCCGCTGTTTTGTGCAAACATACCCGCTGTTTCTTATTCCAGCTCGGGGTCTTCCGTCGCCATTTGCACATGTCTTATTCACATCTTGGTTATTTTCATCCATATCACGCCTTTCCTCCCCGCCGATTCCATGCGCCAATGGCAGATTCAACGGTTATATAACAACCAGTTGATATTCCACACATGAAATCGCACTTCACCAACCACCGCGCGGACCCTGGCGGATCGGCTTTGTACTGGCCGCTCGGCAGCACCTTGACGCTGATTGTCTTGATCAGTTTTGCTTTCCCGCCGCATAGCGGGCATTCCTTAAGTTGTTCCATTATTCAGCCTCCGTGATCATATTTTCAAACCAGTAGTAAATAACAGTACCCGTTTAAGGAGCATATCTTCTGCAAAACCTCAGGGTACGATAGCTTCGGTTTCTCCTCAACCTTGCCACTTGCAAGACGGGGACACGTAGCTTGTAGGCAACTTGTAATATTATTGGTTACCCCACACGCGAAATGTCCGCCACAATATACGCTCTTCCTCTCACATTGAGAGGAAAACTCCTCCCAGCTTTCCTCTACCTGTAACATAATTCCAGCTCCTTTCCTATTTGGTTCCGTGTTCGCGCACCGCAGTCTTTTTCGCCTGTCGTTTCATCACGCCGATTTTCGGAGTGATTTTGTCTGCGTGCGGCGGAAGAACCGGCTGCTCTGGTGCGGTCTGCTCGTCATCAACAATGTACCAACATACCTGTTCGTTTGCAATGAAGAAAGGTCTCGGTTCTGACCGGCTTGCGGGGTGCCAATGCCATATATTCGTCGAGCAGCTTTCCTTGGCAATATACCAATAATTCTTACATGGTCAAAGAAAATCTCTAACTGCTTTGGCAAAAGCAGACCATTTAAGAGCGTCTTCATTATTGCCAAAAGCTATAGAATATCCGGACAGGTCATGAGAATACATTACCCTGAATCCGCAAACAGATTCGGGGCATTCCTGACCATAAGGAACTAAAAGTACAGCTACCTCATGTCCGATAGCATTCTTAGACCTGTTTTCAATAATGCAATTCTCGCGAATTAATCGCGCGAACCTGTCGCGAAAATCTACCCTCTCATAAACATTCATTTTCCCCTCCCTTTAGAAATTTGTTAATTCATGCCATGCCCTGCGCTTATCGTAATAGCTATTAATCGCGGCTATGGCTTCATTTACTGAATGGCATACGCAAAAAGCATAAAGCGGTTGCAATGCCAATCGGAAAGACTCTTGCTCACGCGTTAAGTCGGTTTTTGCCTTGAACTCAATATAAAGGCCTGCACGAAGCACGCCATTGTGATACAATGCATGTGGTAGAAAAACATCCCAAATTCCAGGAGTTTTACCGCCTTGACGTTTTGCGTTCACGGCTGCCAAATTCACCCCGGCGCGTTTCGATGTTTCCGACATCGGGAAATAAGCCCCAGCGAGGGAGGAGTGAATCCATTCTATACCCGGAAACCTCTTGACAGTCACGGGGTGACGCACCCACCGGAAAAACTCAGCCTGAATGGTTGCCTCCACGTGTCGGTTGGATCGGGTTGTCCGCTTCCTCGGCATCGAAATCAGGATCTTGTATTCTTCCTGGTTCATAGCCAATACTCCTTTACCCGCACCTTATCGCTGTAACGGTTGAGAACATTAATATACCGGTCATAGATCACCATGCCCTCTTTTTTGAGGTTGATAATCCGAGCGGGGAGCCTGGTACATCCGCCACAATAGGCATAGGCAAAACTGCCAGTTATTCGTATGTGCGCTTTGAGAGCTGCTTTTATCTTTGCCCGCTGTGATGTTGTTTTGCTCATGTTTTCGGCTCCTCTCTGGTATTCCAGCGTTCGCATGGTGTCATGGTTTCGGAACTACTTGATCCGAGCCACAACCCGCAACCACTGCATTTTATGCCGTACCTCATATCTGTTGCTTCTGAGCCACAAAGCGGGCAGCCTTTAAGGGGGAGTGATTCGGCGTTGTTCATGCCTTCCCCTTCCGCACATATTTTCCATCCCGGCCCCGCGCCTGTAGTTTCGGCTTTATCAAGGCAAGCTCTGTTCTCAGCTTATCCCGCTGGCATTGCAATTTTGCAATGCCTCGGAGATTCGCCCCGTGGAGCACCCGAAGCCTCCGGTATTGCTCTGCCAGTATGTGGGCTTCCCCAAGGGCTCTCCACGCCCGATCCATCCAGCCAATACCCCGACACGTGCTAATTATGGCAATGAGCCAACCGAGGATACCGACTATGAGAGGTATAAATTTCATTTCGCCGCCTCCCCGATACTGATTTCGATAACATTTTTATCCGATTCTATTCCCGCATAAATCTTTCTGAGCAGCTTATATGTGTCTCCTACGCCTACGGTCGGTTCTCCTTTTCTTTCTGCGACATATGTCGATTCAACCTCTGCCCAATGTTCAACCAGAGCATTCCAGCGGGGAGAAATCGGTCGCATCAATTGCAGCCGTTCCCTGATTTCGGGAACCCTCAGAATGAGCATATGGCATCGTCCAAAGTCGGAGCCGTCGGATGGCGAAGAAGTGCGGATTCGATCCCCGGTATTCATTCCCGCAACCGTAGCGGCAAGGCATTCCGAAGACATACCGGTTTCACCAGTGATAAACCATGCGAGTATTTTTTCACGCAGAGTGAGTGGCATAGTGGTTATTCCTTCTTGTTAAAATTGCCCGCATAGGTTCCCGGTACCGTGTCTGCGCGCTGGCTTCACCCTCAGAACCATGAGGTAACGGCTCTATCCGGCACAGTGCATGATATGCGGGCATCGCAATTATTCCGCCCGTTCTTCCACGTCAACACTTCCGCAGCATGGACAAATCGGAGCGTCGGTTTTTTATTCACAACGAAGGTCGACAAACTGAAATAACTCCCCACAACCATAGCAAAGCATCACAGGATTTTCTTCGCTCATGATGGTTATTCCTTCTCCGGTTCCGGAGCCGCAGGTTTCTCCGCCAGTGCCTTTGCGGCGGCGATTAACTTTCTTGCTGCAGCAATGTGGCGGCGGATGTCCTCACCGGACGTGATGTGCCCCATCGGTTCCAGCACCTGCATGCACTCAAGGTGTGTATCCACCGATTCCAGAACTGCCAGATATTTTGATTTCTTCGCCTCTGACGCCTCCCCCGCCGCCGGGCTTGCCGGGGCGGTTCCGCTCGTTTCCGGGGCCGCTGCTGCTGTCAGGGCCTCGACCGATTGCTGTAGATCACTTTTCAGGTGCATATATTCAATGTCGAAAAATCCCATATTATCCAGCTCATCGATGTTGCGCTCTTGTGCAAGTCTGATAACTTTTGCGATCCACGATTCCATAATTTCCCTTTCCCTTTCACGGGAGCCGCGGGCGCTCCCGGTGTATGTGTGGTGTGCGTGGTGGTTGAGTTAGAATGGGAAGGTTCCCGATGGTTCAGGTTTTTCATTCCCCTTGTTGCCAGGCTGAAAATCATCAACGTAGAGGGTGTACTCATTACCCATTTTATCGGGCTGCTTCATTTTCGCCATAATCAGGTTGATGTATCCGCCCGCATTCGGCTGCGGCAACTGATCGGCCCGAAGACCGACACGGAATGTATCAGCGAATTTGCCGATCTTCCCCTTTCCGCAATACTGTTTCTCTGCCATAATTAATCCTCTCCCGGTTCGCGCTGGCGTGATTTTGCGGCCTCGGCGCATATCGCGTCATATTTATCTTGCGTAATGTCTCTTGAGTGCTCAAACCCGAAAACTCCGACAATGGCTCTCATCTCATCGACGGTTTTCCCAGCATCAGTTCCGATTGCGAAAAAGCGGGTACGTTGCTTTTCGGTGATTACGGCTGTTGTGGTCGCCGGTTGATTTACCGCTTTCTGAGATTTAACCTCGTGTGTAGTCGCATCGGGGTCTTTGTCTTCCTCAGTGGGAATGCAAAAGACCTGAAGCAGTGCGTATTTGTGAGCAACCGACATTGCTTTGTTCCCGGCCTTGTCGCCACTATCCATTGCAATGCCCTCGACGACGGCAACGACCGAAGAGCCATCGGCAGCATAAAACACGTACTTCATGCGGATTTTTTCATAGAAAAGAACGCTGCCGGTTTTCGTTTCCCGTTCCGATGATTCGCGCGACACCACTTCCGGGACGGTAAATATCTTGTGTTTCGCAAGAACTTCGTGAAGCGCGTTGTAAACATCGTCAATGCCGCGAAACTTGAAGTTTTGCGCCGTATTATTCCGTGTTTTCGCAATAGCTTCGATGTCTGCCATTGCCGCCGGAATCGCTTGAAATATTAACCCTGCGTCTGCCATTGGGTCCTCTCATTTTATGGTTAATAGTTCTGGTGGATTCCACCAAGCTTTTCGTCGTTGTAAATTCTGCCGCCGGGAAAGCTTTTCTCGGTTTTCACTGTTTTGGCCCAGGCTTGAAGGGCTTTGTCATTGGGAATGAGCAACATATACTGTGCATTATCCACGGCCCATTTCACGAAGAGCTCGGCGTCGTCGATTTCCGCTTTCCAGTTTGCCCGGACCGTCGTGCCCTGAAGTCGCGGCCGCACTACCTGGGCGATAGGGGCGATTATAGCCTCCGCTTTTGCATCTTTCACATCCGCACGCAAGTCGGCCTTTCCAGCCTGGGCCCGCAGTCGTACCGCCTCTTCTGCGGTTTCCGCCTCATCGGCCTGCTTCCGCAGGGCGTCGGCTTTGTCCCTTTCGATTTGCGCGGCCTCATCGAGTTTGCGCTGTGCTTCTGCTGCAATCAGATTAAGGCGCGTCTGCTCCGCTTCGCGCTGTGCGTCGATCTTGCGCTTGAAAAGGAGCAGTGCACCATTGAGCGCCGTTTTCAGATTATTCAAATTGGTCTTAGGCGGATTGAAATAATTATCGACCTCGCGCCCCTTCTGCAGAAACTCATCTTTAATGCGCTTCCGCTCCGCCTCCAAATCCTTAATGTGATTTGACAGCAGAAGGAAAAGATAATTCGCGTTTTCCGCCTCCTTTGCGGTGTTGATTTCCACAATTGCAACAGTGCGCGCAAATTCCAGTGCTTTCTCGACCTGCACCGTTGCACTCTGCGGGATAAGCGACATATCCATTTTATTTATCCTCCTCATCCACGGTTAATTGTTGGCTGCATTGCTGCGAGCATCGCCCTTGAGCATCCAGCAGGGCTCCGCATTCCGGGCATTCTCCCGGCTCACCCTCATCCTCGTCCGGGCACCGGTTATCCAGATCGGCCAGGGCCGCGCGAAAGCGGACGGTGTCGTAAAGCGGGAAGCTGCGGGTGGTCATCGCATCATCTCCTCGGGGTAGTATCCCCGGAACGCGTGGGCAACCGGCACCAGTTCGCCTTCCTGGTGGAAAAACGATATCGGGAATTCGGCGTTCTGCGCCGCATCCTGATTCAGCCGGGCAAGGGCTCGTAGCCGAAGCTGTGGCCGCTGCTGTATCCGTAGCCGTCGCAGGAGCCCGAACAATCGCAGTCGGAAGTTATTTAGCGGCATCGGGAACCTTCCCCTTCTGCGGCAGCTGCGGCAGATATATATCCAACGCCGCCGCGACAACGCCGTTACGAGTCGCTCCACAATGCTTGACATAATAGTCAAGACGGGCAACGGTTTCCTTCGGTAATTGAAACGTCCTGGAGATCTTTCGGATCATGGGTGTTTCTCCTTTCATACCAAATAATATAATATATTTTAAAATATATTGCAAGGTAATCGTTCATCAGCTCTCAAAAATAACTTTCACGGATTGATACATTTATCTATCACTCTCGCTGTCGCGGTCGCTCTGACTCCCATCCCGAGTATCTGATAAAGGGCTTCATGCTTGACTTCCAACTCTCAGCATCGACAGGGCATAGGCGGTGCGGTCTGGTTTACGAGCGAGCCGATTCTGGTTGTGCGCGTATCGGCAAGCCCGACACAGTTTTTGCACGGCGCCGGTGGTCTCAAATTTCTCACCGCACTTGACACATAACCTTGGCTTCCCCACCAATGCGGCCAGGCGCCTAACCTCATTCTCATAGTGGAGTATCCGGGAGCACTTGTAGCAACGCAATTGCCGGCGCCCAGCACCTGGAATCACCTCGCCGCACTTCCGACAGATAATGGGATTGCGGCTGGGCCCCTGTTTATGCATGTGTGTGAGAGCCGAGGCCGTTGTCAGCAGCGGCTTCGCGCAATCGAAAAGCTGCTCCTCATCGGGTGCGGCATCGGGAACGGCGAACGGCTTGCGCTTCAGCTGCTCGGTGGGGACGACCGGGCGGGACATGGTGAAGTCGTCAAGGCCGTCGTTATTCGGTTTCCAGCTCATAGCGGTTCCCCATCTTCCGACAATCCGATTGCGCGCGGCTCAAGGTAATCAATGGCGGAGGCATCGAGTTTCCGAACGTCAAGCCAAAACTTCATTTCCTCGCGGATACCAATACTATCCTGCCACCCCGTCAGCATGAGCACAACAAAACCGTTGCACGCGGGAAGTATGGCCTCACTGACATCGCGCCACTGCTCGTATCCCTGGCCCAGGTTGTAATTGCATGCGGCATCATAGCTGTGGGCAATTGGGGAGAATGCTGGAACCCCGATCCTGATAAAGTGTGCGAGCGTGTAAACAGCCGCCTCGTATCGGAGTTTCCTGATTTCCGGAGACGGGCTGCTGTAGGGCTGCGCAATGTACACAAGTTTCATGGTAATTCACCTTTCCTATGCGGTTGGTTTCGGTTCTGGTTATTGTGCCGGTGATGGTTTTATAGTTCGGTTTCTTCGATTGGCAGACTTAAAACCTGCTGCTCCAAAACATCGTTGATATGTTCAAGATTTGCAAGGGCTTGCCTATAGTAACTTGATTTTAATTCAATACCGATTCCCCGCCGTCGGTTTTTCACCGCCGAATACACCTCGGAACCGACACCCATGAAAGGAGTCAAAACGGTCTCGCCAGGATTGCTGCGAAGCGTGATGCAGCGGTCAATTACATCCAGCTGCAAGGGGTGGACGTGTTTTTCGTCGTCCGGGTCTTTGCAGTCCTGGAAGGGAAGAACGTTACCCATGTTTATATCGTCCCAAACAGAAGAAGCATATCGCCGCCATATCCAATGCGAAAACCTATTTTCGATTTGGTTGCCTCTCCACCCCTTGTATTTTTGCAATTCGGTGGGGATAGGACATTGTCCGGCGTAATAGTCAAGTCCTGTCGGGTGCTCAACGGGAACAGGGTTTACCCCGTGTTTGCGGAATATCAGGAGGTAGTCGGCGCTTGCTACCCCGCCATAGACACCATCGTCAACGATGGTTTTATGGCTGAGATTATGACACATAGTCCTATTGCGGACCCATAGGGGTTCTTTCCATATGGTGTGACGGGCGATAAAATGGAATCCGAGTGCTTCGTGCAACCGTATAATATCACCCGGAAAATCAACGAGATAATCCTTTCCACAGTTGCCCGAAGGAATGTCCGTACAGTGAACTGCTGTTATCCGTCCCGGCAAGGTAAGACGAAAAAGCTCGCTCACAACAAAACGATAATGCTCGAAAAATTCGTTGTATCCGAAGTTATTCGACAAGTCCCGGTCGTCGCTTGAATAATGATACAATCCACCGAATGGAGGCGAATATACGGAAAGATGAATTTTATCATCGGGCATAGATAGCATTGTTTCTATGCAATCCCCATTATAAACGGCGAAATCTGCGGTTATCCTTTGCGATATTACAGCCATGATGGAACCTCCTCGGTTGTTTTGAACCTGTTTATTTTGTTAAATGTCAAAGAGTGATTCATTTCTCGGACAAGGTTTTCAAACATTTCCACGGCCTGCTTTTCCTTACGCCTCAAATTAGACATTACCCGCTCTTCACCACCTGTCATTACTATGTCAACGGTAACCGGTCGTTTTTGCCCGAAGCGCCAGCACCGGCGGACCGCCTGATATTTTTCCTCGAAGGAATGAGATGGAAAATAGACTACATGATTGCAGTGCTGGAAATTTAAGCCCCATGCCCCGATCTTCGGTTTCGTTATCAGTATCCGGGATTCCCGCTTGATAAAAGAGATAAACTTTTCTTCCTTTTTTTCATCCTTGTCGCTGCCGGAAACTTGAACAGAATTGGGGATTATCTTTTCAAGCAAGTTACCTTCCTGGTTAAGGTGACACCAAAGGATAGCCGGTTCACCGGTCCCGGCAACTAAGGCCGCAGCTTTTTCGCAGCGTTCATTTATTGTCCGGTTGCGTTCTTTTCTTTGTTCAATAAGATTTCGAGCTGGAATATTGAACAGCATACCTTCGGGCGGCTCTATGTCTTTTAGTAAATGCTCGTTTTCAATGAGCTTCGGCAGGATAAATTTATCATCGGCAAATCTAAGGTCCGATGGTTTCCGGCAGGCCCTCGCCCATGATGTTATGTATTGCCAAAAAGGAATCTCAGCATGTCCCTTAATCCGCCACTTGGGAGCTTCACCATAATTTCGCCGCAATGCCGAATTATTTTGATCGTTTTTAAAAAACCTATTCAGCATATCGATATGACCCATGAATCCCAAGGCTTCGCTTGACGTACCCAATTCAATGAAATCATTCGGAGCGGCTGTTGCAGTGCAAAGAAGCCGGTAGGGTAGCTTTTTCATAAACTCAGTGACCTCGCCCTTGCGCGTTCCGTCGAAGTTTTTCAGGATCGAAGACTCGTCACATACCACCCCGGAGAAGTCGTTGTAATTGAATTTGTGAAGCTGCTCGTAGTTGGTTATGGTTATGCACTTGTGAGCGCTGCCATCGTGAGACCGCTTGACTTCAATTCCGAACTTGTCACCTTCGAGGGCTGTTTGATACGATACGGCAAGCGGGGTGAGAATCAGAACCGGCTTATTGGTTTTCCTCATGACATTCTCAGCCCATACCAGTTGCATAGGGGTTTTGCCTAACCCACAGTCTGCAAAGATAGCGGCCCGGCCCTTTTGCAAAGACCATTCGACCAGTGCTTTTTGAAAGTCAAACAGGAAGTCCGGCATAAATACCGGGTCAAAGCCGTCGCGCGTTCCCAGCTGTCCCTTGCGCTCTAAAAACTCCTGGTATTCCATTATTCCTCCTCTTTCGGTTCCGGTCGCTCCGGAGGTGTAAGGATTACGCTGGCGGTTAAAATGGAAACCTCGCCATAATTTCAGGCGTTGTTGACTCTGCCGTTATTCCTGCTGCTTCCATCATACGATCTATCTGCGTATCGGTTGGGCTGTTATTAGAACCCATAAGCGCCCTGAAGTCCCCGCCGTGGTGGCTTATAAAAAGCCTTATTTCCTCAAATTTACCCCAGGGGATGGTTTCCCAGGAAAATTTAAACTGGCGCGCAATTACAACTAAAAGACAGCCCACGGGAATACCCACCGATTGCCCAGCGGTTTGAATCTCAGCGATTTTGCGCCGGAACCCTCTGCATTCCGGGCTATCGGGCCTCTTCCCGCCTTCGGGGTCTTTAGGGCATGTGGTTTCAAGCGTGTCTCCGTAGGTCGGTTCCCACGCCATCTCGGCCGTTTTACTGCGTTTCATATCGTGCCCGCTTTCTGCTGCCGGGCTTGCATGGCTCGAATATATCCGGCTTCGGGGTCGTCTTCGTTTCGGCCTATCCATACCTGATTGATTTTTTGAGATAAAGACCTGTTTACTGTGGATTTCCAATCTATTTCATAACCAGGTTTTCCGCGTGCGGCATCTTTCTTATTTTTCCACCCCGCCTTCGTACCCCAAAAATCTACCCATGACTTTTCTACCGTTTTTCTGATAGATATTCCGGCATGGTATTCTTTTCGCTCGGCTATCCAATCCCAATCCGCGACCAGGGCATCAAAGGCGCACTCGGCTTCTTTTATGTAAACGTCAAAATCAGTCCGCCATGTAGCTGGCGGTAAAATATCCGGGGCGGCCTCATCCACCGGCGCTGGTATCCGGCCCGCGTCAGATTTGCCCAGGTTGGGCACCACCCCGGAAAGATCATCCGTACCCCGTGCGCCTGACGTGCGAAGGTCCTGCGCTCGGCCCATTAAGGTTTCATTTTCGGTTCCCCTTTCGGAAAAAGGTTCAACAGCCTCACCACCTTCTGTAGATGTGTTCTTAAATTCTTTAAATTCTTTAACTTCTTTGGATGTTGTTGATTGTTTGTTGATCGTTTGTTGATCGTGTGTTGATCGTGTGAGAGTTGGCCTGTTGATCTCGCTTTCCTGAAGCTGGTATCTATCGTAATTACATATGGTTATGATGCTGAAATGGTTTGTTGATCTGCTTGTTAGTTCGCCGGTAGAAATTAACCGACGCAAAGAAGTTCGGAGAGATTGCACGGAAATGCCAGTGTTTTCAGACATTTGATGCAGGCCGGTTAGAAGCTGCCCGCGATTGATGACCTGGCCGCGCCATTTTGATTCGTGATAATTTGCAGCCAAAAGCAGGTATTGAAAGAGGTGTGCCGTCTCTGGGTTCTTAAACCATTCCCAATCAAGCAGCCTTCGGTGCAGTTTTATAAAACCCTCAGCCATGAAAATAACCCAAAATGTAGCCAGTGTGCCGGGCGAATCTTGCGAAAACTCCCGACACGACCGAACGTAGTCCGGCCTTTTACTGGCTGTTAGGTGATAATTGTCTTTTGAATCGCAAGATTCATAGGTAGTCATAATATACATTTCCCCATATCGCCCGCAAGAAAATAATCGGCCTCCGCAACCCGCAAAAACCGTCATGGATTGCAAGGGGTGATATATTTATAGCGCAGTTATCGTTCGCCCGGATTGCCGGGCATGGTCGCTCACATCGGTGTCGACAGCGACAGCAGCGGCGGATGTAGATGCAGCGGCGGCAGGGTTCAGGTTTCATTGCCACATTGCCGGTTCAGGTTATCGATGGATTCCGCCAGTATTTGCGCGGTCGTGTTCGCGGGTCCGATTGGTGCGGTCGCATATCGGCTATGGTGTATGCAGCCCCGGCACTGGATCACGGCATCGGGGGACTGGTCGGCGTAGCTGGCGCAATTTCGGCAGCGCCTGGCGTTACTGCCGGGCATAGAGTGTGTCATGGTTGCGCCACTTCAGCTTGCACGGCCTCAATGGCGGCATCTATGGCCGCTCGCACCACGGAAGAGCGGTTGCACAGGCTCTGCGGATATCTATCCTCGGTCCGGTGAGCCACCTCTTCGTCAATCCATTTGGACTGTTTACGTGTCAACATGAAAAAATACTGAAAATTTTGTTGTGCCATAATTAAATAC